GAAGGCCGCGAGTTCGACTCGGAGGTGGTGAAGAACTTCTCCGAGGTTGCCCGCGAATTGAACCTGACGCAGGATGCCGCGCAGAAGATTCTCGACCGTATGGGCCCAACGCTGGCCCAGCGTCAAGAATCGCAGGTCAAGGCCATTCGTGGCGAGTGGGTTGCGTCAGCCAAGTCTGACCAGGAGTTCGGCGGCGAGAAGCTGGCCGAGAACCTGTCCACCGCCAAGAAGGCTCTTGACACGTTCGGAACGTCCGAACTTCGCACGCTGCTCAACACGTCTGGTCTGGGCGATCACCCGGAAGTAATCCGGTTCATGTACCGCGCAGGCAAGGCAATCAGTGAGGATCGGATTGTCACCGGAAGTGTCGGACAGGCCAAGAACGGCCCGAAGACGTTTGGTGACTTCGCCGATGCTCTGTACCCAAGTAACACCTAATCCCACGAAAGGGAAATCACAATGGCAACTCTCTCCACTTCTAACCTGACGCTCGCCGATTGGGCGAAGCGAACCGACCCCGAGGGCCGCGTGCCGGTCATCGCGGAACTGCTGTCCCAGAGCAACGAAATCCTCGAGGACTGCGTTTTCAAGGAGGGCAACCTGCCCACCGGCGAGCGCGTCGTGATCCGCACTGGTCTGCCCGGCGTCTACTGGCGCGCGCTGAACCAGGGCATCCCGAGCAGCAAGAGCACGACCGCGCAGGTCGATGAGGCTTGCGGCATCCTCGAGGCCCGTAGCGAGGTTGACAAGGATTTGGCGATGCTGAACGGCAACACCGCGCAGTTCCGTCTGTCCGAGGACGTGGCCTTCCTTGAGGCCATGAACCAGACCCAGGCGACCACGATGTTCTACGGCAACCCAGCCACCGATCCGAAGCAGTTCCTCGGCCTCGCGCCGCGCTACTCGGACATCGGTGCTGGCAGTCCGAACAACTCGCAGAACATCATCAGCGCCGGCGGCAGCGATGCCACCAGCAACACGTCGATTTACCTCGTCGTGTGGGGTGACAACACCGTGTACTGCCCGTTCCCCAAGGGCAGCGCGGCTGGCCTGATCCACGAGGATCTTGGCGAGCAGACCGTCTACAACAGCGATGGCACCCGCCTTCAGGCTTACGCCACCCGCTACCAGTGGAAGAACGGTCTGGTGGTCAAGGACTGGCGCTACGTGGTCCGCATCTGCAACATCGACACCGATGACCTGATTGCGCAGGCGACCACGCAGGCTCCGACTGCCGCAACGGCCATCATCAAGCTGATGAGCCGAGCCCTGTACCGCATTCCCAACATGGGCATGGGTCGGGCTGCGTTCTACATGAACCGCACTGTCCACAGCGGCCTCGCGATTGCTGCGCTCGACAAGAGCCAGTACGTCCTGAAGGTCAATGAGGGCCTGTCGCAGTTCGGAATGCCGTACAGCTGGCTGTCGTTCCAGGGCGTGCCTCTGCGCCGCGTGGATGCCATCGTCAACACCGAAGCCGTCGTGTCCTGATAGACCCGACAGAAAGGAAACAGAACAATGATTACTGATCGTCTTCTCGTCGTGTCCGGGTCGAACAACCCCGGATCTGCAATCAGCGGGCAGGCCATTACCGCTGACGCCGTTTCGACCGACACCATTGACCTCGGCACCGCCCGAGACATCGGTGAGGGTTCGGATCTGTTCATGGTGTTCACCGTGGTTGAGGCATTCAACACTCTCACCAGCCTTGACCTCGAGGTGGTGATTTCTGCGAATGCCAACCTCTCGTCGCACACCGTTCTTGCAGAGACGAACGTCCTGCTCGCTGGCCTGACCGCCGGCAAGCAGTACGTGGTCGCTCTGCCGCCGCAGATCGCAAGCCTCGGCCTGCGTTACCTCGGCGCCCGCTACGATGTGAACGGCACCAATCCGACCACTGGAAGCATCCTTGCCGAGATCGTGCACAACGTGCAGGATGGACGCAAGTTCTACGCCAGTGGTTTCTCGGTGACGTGATTCAAGGAGCCTGATCCATGCCAAAGGTCCGAGCAAATACCGTGTGCTTCGTAGACAATGGACTCCGCAAGGAGGGCGATGTCTTCGAGTACAACGGACCGCCGAACGGCAATCTGACCGTCTTGGACGGACATTTTGCACAGCCAGCTCCAAAGGCTCCTGCTGTTGCGGAAACCCCGCTTCAGCGGCGACCAGGCCGGCCTCGCAAGGCGGTTTCGCAGGACCCACAGCAGGGATAAGGCGATGTGAGTTCGCAGTGAAAGGAGGGGAGTCGCGGGGCAACCCCGGCTCCCCTCCATCACTAGGAGGCAGGTATGGCATCAGAAGTCGAAATCTGCAACTTGGCACTTGCGCACCTTGGCGACGATGCAACGATCGCCAGCATTGATCCGCCGGAGGGATCGGCGCAGGCAGAGCATTGCGCTCGTTTCTACGCGATCGCTCGAGACAGCCTTCTGCAAATGCACAACTGGAACTTCGCATCCAAGCGAGTTGCACTTGCTGGAGTCACGATGCCGTACACGATGTGGAAGTATTCGTATGCGTGTCCGGGAGACATGATGGTTGCGGTATCTGTTCTCCCACCAGAGGTTGAGAACGACTACACCATTCGACCGTATCCGGCAGACAAATACGGGTGGGGATGGATCAACACCCCGTTTGTTGGTGCCGGCGTTTACGTGCCGCAGGAATACTCGATCGAGACTGACACGAACGGAAACAAGGTCATCTACACGAATCAGGAAGGTGCGATCCTGCGCTATCAGGCGCTCGTTACCGACCCGACGAAGTTCGATCCTTTGTTCGTCATGGCGCTCTCATGGCATCTTGCGTCGATGCTGGCTGGCCCCGTCATCAAGGGCGATGCTGGTGCGGCGGAAGCAAAGCGATGTACGCAGATGATGATGGGCTATATGCAGCAGGCTCGCATGTCGGATGCGAACCAGCGCAACGTCAAGCCAGAACACATCACGACTTGGATTAGCGGGCGCTGACCTATGCCGCAGACCCGCACATACAACCGATCCTTTGCAGGCGGCGAGGTGTCGCCCGAGATGTGGGGCCGCATTGATGACATCAAGTTCCAGACTGGTGCAGCAACCATGCGGAACTTCATTGCAACTCCGCAGGGCCCGGCAGAGAACAGGGCAGGCACGGCATTCGTGCGCGAGGTCAAGGACAGCACGAAACTCACTCGACTGATCCCATTCACGTTCAGCACTACGCAGACGATGGTGCTGGAAATGGGTGCCGGCTATTTCCGATTTCATACGCAGGGTGCGACGCTTGGGCCCGGCAGCCCTGCTGCATACAACGGTGCTACCGCATACGTGGTCGGAGACTTGGTTTCTTCCGGTGGCGTGAACTATTACTGCATCGCGTCAACGACCGGCAATGCACCACCAAATGCGACGTATTGGTACGCGCTTCCGTCTGGTATCTACGAAATCCCAAGCCCATACGTAGAGGCAGACCTGTTCGACATCCACTATGTCCAGTCCGCCGACGTTCTGACACTTGTTCACCCCAACTATGCGCCGCGAGAGCTGCGAAGGTTGGGGGCGACAACCTGGACGTTGACAACGATTAACTTTGCATCTCCTCTCTCTGCTCCTACCGGAGTTTCTGCAACGCGAACGAGCGGATCAGCCGGAATTACCTATTCGTATGTTGTGACGGCTATCGCGGCAGACGAAATTAGTGAGAGTTCGCAAAGCAGTGCCGCAACAGTTAGCGTTGATTGGGCATCCACAAATGCGCTGGTGACGATTTCTTGGAGCGCGGTTGCAACGGCTTCGCGATACAGCGTCTACAAGTTGCAGGGTGGACTGTACGGATTCATTGGACAAACATCGACCACTTCGATTACTGATGACAACATCGCTCCGGACACTGGAATCACCCCACCCATCTACGATTCTGTGTTCAACAGCGCGAACAACTATCCAGGCGCCGTCAGTTACTTCGAGCAGCGGCGTCTGTTCGCCGGCACAAACAACTCACCGCAGACCATCTGGATGACTAAAAGCGGAACGGAAAGCGACATGTCGTATTCCGTCCCGACCGAGGACACGGATCGCATTCGGTTCCGTGTTGCGGCCAGAGAGGCAAACACGATCAGGCATCTGGTCCCCCTGACACAGTTGCTCGCGCTTACTAGTGCAGCGGAATGGCGTATCAACCCTGTCAACAGCGACGTAATCACGCCAACCACCATCTCCGTGCGCCCGCAGTCATATGTTGGTGCCAGCAATGTGCAGCCGTCTATTGTGAACAATACGGTGGTCTACGGATCTGCCCGTGATGGTCATGTGCGTGAACTGGGCTATTCGTGGCAGGCCAGTGGATTCGTGACTGGCGATCTGTCGCTGCGAGCCACGCACCTGTTCGATGGCCTGTCGATTACTGACATGTGCTACAGCAAGGCCCCGCATCCGCTTCTTTGGTTCATCTCAAGCAATGGACAGATGCTCGGCCTGACCTATATCCCGGAGCAGCAGGTTGCGGCCTGGCACAAGCACGATACTGATGGCAGTTTTGAGTCCTGCACGGCTGTTGCCGAGGGCACAGAGGATGCGCTCTACGTGATCGTGAAGCGCACGATCGGCGGAAACACGAAGCGATATGTCGAACGGTTTGCTACGCGCGCAGTGTCTACGCTCGAGAACTGCTTTCATGTCGATAGCGGCCTGACCTACAACGGAACGAACACGACGTCCACGACGGTCACGGTTACGGGCGGTACGGACTGGACGCCGGCAGAAGTGCTGACGATTACTGCGAGCAGCGCGATCTTCCAGTTCCCTGCCACGACCGATGTTGGCGATGTGATCGTGCTGACCGGATCTGATGGCACAAAGTACAGGCTCACGATCCTGTCCACGACCAGCACGACGGTTGCCACGGCGAGGGTGGATAAGACTCTCGCGGTTGCCCTGCGCGGCGTTGCCACGTCTGTCTGGGCATGGGCACGTGACACGGTTAGCGGCTTGTCGCACCTTGAGGGCAAGACCGTGAGCGTGCTTGGTGACGGAGCGGTGATGCCACAGGTTGTCGTGACAAGCGGTGCAGTCACGATCCAACGTCCAGCCACGATCATTACTGTCGGCCTGCCATACGAGAGCGATCTAGAAACTCTGCCGCTGACGCTTCAGATGGAGGCGTTTGGACAGGGTCGATCCAAGAACATCAACGAGGCTTTTGTGCGTGTCTACAGGTCTAGTGGCCTGTTCGTTGGACCTAGTGAAGACAAGCTTGTTGAAGCCAAGTGGCGTACAACGGAGCCATATGGATCTCCGCCTTCATTGAAGACCGATGAGGTCGGTGTGAAGTTGACTCCAACATGGCAGCAGAACGGGCAGATTTACGTGCGGCAGGTCGATCCGCTGCCGTTGACCATTGTTGGACTTACCCTTGAGGTAGCCATCGGAGGCTGATATGGGATTCGTCGTAACCACGCCAAATACGCCAGGCTTCAGTTTTCCAGGCATGGACAACACTCTGCTGACGCAGTCGCAGAACTACCCGTACCTCACGAGCATGCAGAATCAAGCCATCGCTGCAAATGCACCTGCAACGGCAGGTCCATCGACCGCAGCGCAGTTTGCCGAGGCGTTCAGCGTGGCTGGCCCGATCATGGCGATTTTTGGATCTGCGACCAGCGCCATCGGCTCGTACTACTCGGCGCAGAGCCAGCAGAACCAGCTCAAGATGCAGGCGCAGAACCAGCGTTTTGCTGCGGAGATGGCCCGCATCAATCAGGGAATGGCTAGGTTCACGGCTGGCGAGATCACTCGCGAAGGGCAGGAGCGGTTCGGTCGATACGCCATGCAGGCCGGCCAGGCCAGAGCAGGTGCAAAGGCTGCTATGGCTGCTCGAGGCATCTCACTTGGCGAGGGAACGCCAACCGAGGTACTTGGCAGCATGGATCTAATCAAAGAAATCGACCGCTTGAACATGAGCGCGCAGACCGTGCGTGCCGCCGAGGCGGCCAAGTTGCAGGCGTTCAACATCGGCGTTGGCGCGACGATGGCCGACATTTCAGCACAGAACCTTCAGGCGACTGCCAGCACGATCTATCCGGGCCTCGCGCTGGGTACGAGTCTGCTGGGTAGCGCGGCGGACATTGGCGGCATGTGGGCTCGTAACCGCCGCATCGAGGAACTGTTGGCTGGCGTGAGCCAGCAGAGGATGTAATCCATGCCAACCGTACCCACCACATTCGTACCGCAAGTCGCGCCGGCAGGCGCAGGCGACATTGGAATGGTGCAGGCGCCGCAGGTTGCCGTCACCGAAAATCTCGCAGCACAGCAGCAGGTTCAGTTTGGCCGCGCAATGACGCAGGCCGGAGATGTTTCTTTCCGCATCGGAAGTGCAATTCAGGATGCGATCGACGAGGCCCAGGCCAAGGCTGCTGACATCTCATTCATCCAGCAAGCCAACAGCATCATGCGCGGGCAGAATGGCTACCTGCGAACAAGCGGAAAGGATGCGGAGGCTCGTTTTGCGGAAACTACTGATGCGCTTTCGCAGATTGGTCAGGGCACGCTAGACAGCCTACAGAACGACACGCAGAAGTCGATGTTCCGCAATGTCATGTCGCGGAACATGATGACGTTCCAATCACAGGCATTGGATCACCGAGATAAGGAAGTCAAGGTCTACACCGCCAACGAGTCGCGTGCCAGAGCAGAGCAATACATGCAGTTGGCTATCGAGGATTTTGCCAATCGAGGCGAGCTGTTGAGCGACTATCAGATCAATCTTGGCGTCGCCGAGAACGAAATCAGGACCGCCGGCAAGACGCTTGGGTGGGCTGACGATTCTGCGCAGATGACTGGTGCGATCAAGCAGTTGCGAACACAAGTCACTGATGGAGTCGTGAACCGACTGATGCTGGACAGTAAGTACGACGAGGCTTGGGAGTTTGTGACTGCCCAGCGCAAGGAAGGCAACCTTGAGGAGAAGGCTGCGCAGGGTTTGATGAATAGCATCGACGCGAACCGGGATAGGTGGATGATCGACCAATACGCCACGACTATCCGTGGCTATGGCCGGGTCGGTATGCCGGAGGACGAGTCCAACAACCCGCAGGAGGCCCCAGGATCGCTCCGGGACGCTTTGGACATCGCGGAAGGCATCAAGGACCAGGAAATCCGCAAGGGCGTCCAGGCGGCTCTACGGACGCAATACGGGCAGGAGGAGGCGCTCCAGCGGCAGGAGTATGGCCTGCTGATCGACCGCATGGAGCAATTCCTTGCCACGCCCGGAAATACGGTGGCGAATGTCCCGCCGTCTGCTTGGGGCCGGCTCAAGCCACAGGATCAGGCCAAGTTCCTCAAGGCCCAACGACAGACGGATGAGCTGGATGTCATGGAGGAGATCGCACGCAATCCAGGCGTCCTGACTCGGGAATACCTCGAGGACAACCGTGGCAGGATGACTCGCGACACCTACATCAAGTTGCTTGGCGACGTGAATGCTCCCGGCAAGGTGATTGCCGCGACGGTTGACGCCGACCAGTTGGAGGCCACGTTGTTTGCTAACAACATGACGAAGATGGCCGATCCGAAGTCTGATGATGATAAGCAGGCTTCGCTCATGTTCCGCAATTCGGTCAAGACAGCAATCGACGCCGAGCAGGAGCGACAGAAGCGGCCATTGTCACGCGAGGAGAAGCAGCGTGTCATCGACGCTCGTATTCTTCAATTCGGTGAGCAGGCATATGTCGAACGCAGTTGGTGGCGGGACAAGCAAATGAGCCTCGCTGCAATGACGCCAGAGCAGCGTCAATCCGCATACGTCATGGTCGGAGATGCGCAGGTAAAGTTGATGGAC